ATTATTTTTTTTGATATTCTTTTATTTCTATTTAGAAATTTACCTTTATTACCCCAACCTAACCATAAATCACAATATTTACTTTCAGACCAGTGTTTTAAGTTTTTATAAATATAATTAGAAAACGCAAAAGGTTTTCTAAATGGTTTAAACCAGAACAAGTTAGTGATTTGGAGACTGTTAAAGAATACTATGGTTACAGCAATGAAAAAGCCCGCCAAGTTTTAACACTCCTATCCACTGAACAAATGAATGAATTAAAAAATAAGGTGGCCAAAGGTGGAAGAAAATAATATAGTAGAATGGACTCCTGACAATATGTTAGAAGTTACATTAAACGAGCCAGATGATTTCCTAAAAATTAGAGAGACGTTAACTAGAATTGGAGTAGCTTCTAGAAAAGACAATAAGCTGTACCAATCATGTCATATACTACATAAACAAGGACGGTACTTCATCGTACATTTTAAAGAATTATTTTTACTAGACGGTAAGAAATCTAACTTAGAAGAAAATGATGTAGCTAGAAGAAACACTATTGCTACTCTCATGAGTGACTGGGGTTTACTTGGAATAGAAAATAAAGATAAGGCACAGCCAGTAGCTCCACTTAGACAGATTAAAATAATATCTTTTAAAGATAAAGATCAATGGGAACTTTGTCCTAAGTATAATATAGGCAATGGCGTAAAAACTTAAAAAAAAGTTTGTCACAACCGTTTAAATTTAAAAAAAAAGTATTATATATATTATAGGATGCCGAATAGTTCGGGTCCGTTTAAACTAACCTTGCTTAACAGGAGGATACTATGACTGGAAATTTTGTTTTCCCAAGAAACGCTTTTTTAGGTTTCGACCATATTTTCGACGCATTACAAGATATACATGTACATGCAAACGATGGATACCCACCACACAATGTCGTAAGAGACGGCGATCAAAAGTACATTATTGAGATGGCTGTTGCTGGTTTCAATAAGAAAGACATTGAGATTAAGGTAAAGGAACACATCCTAACCATCAAAGGAAATAGGGACAAGCGTAGAGAAGCAGATGCGTACGTTCATAAAGGAATAAGTGGACGTAAGTTTGAAAAGTCATTCAGGCTGTCGGAATATACCGAAGTAACTGGTGCCGATCTAACGGATGGAATATTAACTGTCAAACTCGAAGTAGTTTTACCGGAAGAGAAGCAGCCTCGTACAATTAACATTCAATAATTAACGAGGACTAAATGACAACAACAGCAATTTATGCATATACATGCAAATTCTGCGACGCAGTAGCGTCTTTCTTCAAAAAAACTCTCAACAAGATTAAATTCGGAATGCAGATGAACGCGAATAGACGCGTGGCAAGAGAGTTGATCCACTTAGGCTTTCACCAGCAAAAAGAGTACAATCAAATTTTGCAAAGAATGAACGATAGAACTATCGATGAATATCACGGTAAGTACTAATGTGGCCATATACTGAAGAAGAAAACGACTACATATCCAAATAAAGAAAGGCGGGGCTTCCCGCCTTTTTTATTATAAATAGTAATTTGTAAGGAGGTCTATTATGAATATAGAACAGTTAAGAAAAGAACTTGAAGTGGATGAAGGAGTAAAGTATGAAATATATAACGATCACCTTGGCTATCCTACTTTCGGTATCGGTCATTTGGTTAGGGACAGTGATCCTGAAGCAGGAGCAGCACTTGGAACTCCTATCTCTGAAGATAGAGTCATTGAAGCCTTCAACGAAGACGTTGAAACAGTGCTTAGCGACTGCGCAATACTATATGATGACTTCGATGAATTGCCAGAAGAAGCTCAACTAATAATAGCAAACATGATGTTTAATCTTGGTAGACCAAGACTCTCAAAATTTAAAGGTATGAAGTCCGGTGTCGATTCAAGAGATTGGAATAAAGCAGCAGACGAGATGATTGATTCTGCTTGGTATAGACAAGTGCCTAATAGAGCAGGTAGACTTGTAAAGAGAATGAGAGCATTAGCATAACATGAATGAACTTTTAAATGTATATCAATATGATGACTATGATGAATATGTCTTTGAGCAGACTAAAGCCAACAAGAGAAAACTACATTGGCCATTTGCTGGAAAAGATCAAGTACAATGGATTAAGACAGTAAAGCTACACGCTAATAAAATTATTTGTCATGGTACTAGAAGAGGTGGAGAACAACAAGAATTCAAATTGCATTATCCAAATGCTTATGTAATAGGTACTGAAATTAGCGATACAGCTTCACAATTTGAAATGACAGTACAGCATGACTTTGCTGTTCAAAAGAAAGAATGGATAAAAAACTTCGACATACTATACAGTAATGCATTTGATCATAGTTACAATCCTGATGAGTGTATTGAAACATGGAAAAATCAATTAGCATGGGGTGGTAGAATGTTTTTAGACTGGTATGGATTAGCCAATCTTGATGGAATGCAAGGACCTAGAGATCCAGTAAGTGCAAGTCTAGAAAACTTTGTCCAGTTTTTAAATGAACATAATATAGAAGTTTTACAACAAAATAATAATTTTAGACATGGTCACATATTAATGTGTAAAAATGGAGAGAGCAATGAGTGATGATTTAGATTTTGATTTTGGTTTTACGGCTGTAGACGAAGAAGAACTCGAGGCCGTACAAAAAGTAAATAAAAAAGCAGAAGAATCGCAGTCTACTGCCACGTCTGTACAGGATAAATTAGACAAGCTATTTAATGCTATTGTTCCATTGCTTACTAATCTTAAAAAGAATCCAGAGAAAGAGTACATCCTTTGGCCAAACAGATTAGAAAAAGTAGAGCAGTTTGAGGATCATATACAAAAGATTTACAAAAGTTAACAAGTTAAGTGAAAAAACGTTTACAAACACTTAAAAATATGATAGAATACTAATAATGGAAAAGTTTTTAACATATTTAGAAGAAGCTTCAGGAATTGGTCTTACAATGTTTGACGTTGATGAAACTATGTTTAAAACTAAAGCTAAAGTGAAAGTGATTAATAAGAATGGTAAAGTCATTAAAAAGTTGGATAACCAGCAGTTTAACTTATATAAGAAAAAAGCTGGAGAAGAATTTGATTTCGGCGAATTCAAAAACGCCGAAGTATTTAACAGGACATCAACGCCAATCGCGCGAATGATTAATAAAGTAAAAGTCATTCTTAAGAATGCTACCAAAAAAGGTTCAAAAGTTATTATAGTAACTGCAAGACCTAACTTCGATGACAAAGAATTATTTCTAGATACATTTAGAAATCAAGGAATCGATATAGATAAAATCTATGTCGAAAGAGCTGGTAACCTAGGTTCAGGACCAGCTGCTGAAAATAAAAAAGTTATTTTTAGAAAATACTTAGATCAAAAGATATATAAACGTATAAGGCTATTTGATGATGCTAAGTCTAATCTAAAGGCTTTTTTATCTTTACAAAAAGATTATCCAAAAGTCGACTTCGAGGCTTTCTTGGCTAAATCAAATGGCTCAGTTTCAAGAGTAAGATAAGGAGAAAAAATGAAACCTTTAAAGCACTTGGCAGTGCTAGCACTGTCTTTTTTATTCTGTTTTTCAGCTTTTGCAGATAAACTAAAAGTTGGATTCGTATACGTAGGACCGGTTGGAGATCATGGTTGGACCTACATGCATGAACAAGGTCGATTAGCTGTTAAAAAAGCTTTCGGCGATAAAGTGGAAACTACATTTATTGAAAGTGTTAAGTATGGTCCAGAAGCCGAGACTGTTATAAGAGCTATGGCAAATTCAGGTACGGATATAATCTTCGCAACATCTTTCGGTTATATGGAACCGATGTTAAAAGTTGCAAAAGAATTTCCGAACGTAAAATTTGAACATGCAACAGGTTATAAAACTAACGATAACATGTCAGTATATTCATCTAAATTTTATCAAGGTAGATATATTCAAGGCGTAATCGCAGGTCATATGAGCAAGAACGGTAAGGCCGGTTACATTGCATCATTTCCAATTCCTGAAGTAGTAAGAGGAATCAATGCATTTTACTTAGGTGCTACGTCAGTAAATCCAAAGTTTGACATTGATGTTGTATGGGTTAACACTTGGTACGATCCAGTAAAAGAAGGCGATGCCGCAAAGGTATTGATAAGTGAAGGTGCTGATATTATTACTCAACATACAGACAGTCCAGCTGCTCTACAGATTGCAGAAAAAGCTGGTGTTATGGCTTTTGGTCAAGCATCTGATATGATTCAGTTCGCGCCAAAAGCTCAACTAACAGCCATCATCGATGACTGGGCTCCATACTACGTGGCAAGAGTTCAAGCCGTTTTAGATGGAACTTGGAAAAAATCAGACACTTGGGGTGATATGAAGAGTGGAATGGTAAAAATGGCACCATACACTAATATGCCACCAAGCGTTGCAGCTTTAGCAGCTCAACTTGAAGGTAATATAAAAAATGGAACATTTGATCCATTTGGTGGAAAATATACTACCGGCGAGCTACTTGGCATGAATAAATATGTTAAAGGGATAGATGCATCATTACCAAAATGATAACTTTAACAGAAAGTGCTAAAGACTATTTAACAACCACTACCAAGAAAAATGGTAAGAGATACGCTTACCTTGGAGTTCTTGGCGGTGGTTGCTCTGGTTTTCAGTACGAATGGAGTATGACTGATGAAACAGATAAAGGCACACTCCTAGAAGACATACTAGTTCTGGATAAACTAGCAGAGATGTTCGTCATAGGATGTACGGTAGATTATGTTACAGAATTTGGCGGTTCGTATCTCAAAGTAATAAATCCAAATGCCACAGCACAGTGCGGCTGTGGCGAATCCTTCGCAGTTTAATTAACATATTAAATAAAAACTTGTTTACATTTATGAAAAAGTGTGGTATAATAATTACATAATGGCATTCTATACAAACGTTTTAAGATTCAAAAATAATATTTTTTACCGTGGCTACGATAACATGGGTCAACGCGTTATGCGTAAAGATCATTTTAAGCCTACGTTCTTTGTAAGTTCTAAAAAAGAAAGTGGCCATGTAGGCCTTGATGGTAACGTAGTATCTCCCTTAGATTTTCCTAGTATGTATGAAGCAAATCAATGGCTAAGACAAAACCTTGATGTTGGTGGCAGACATGTCTATGGTAATAAAAAATTTATACAACAATACATTACTGAAAAGTTTCCAAGAGATATAGAGTTTAATCGTGAACATATCGATGTAGGTACTTTTGATATTGAAACAGATTATGATAATGGATTCCCGCATCCAAGTGAAGCAAGCCAAAAAGTTCTATCAATTACATATAAATCATCTAAGAGTAAATTATATCATGTATGGGGTTATGGAGATTTTAGTGTACTTAACTCTTTAATTAAGCCAGTAAAATATTATCGGTGTAAAGATGAAACAGAACTTCTTAGTAAATTTTTAAAATTCTGGTCTGATCCAAGACGTACTCCTGATGTTATAACAGGCTGGAACGTAAGATTTTTTGATATACCTTACCTAGTTAATCGAGTATCAAAAGTTTTAGGTATTGGCGAGATATATAAGTTTTCCCCTTGGGGCCTCAACTTAGAGGCCCGTGAAATTGTAAAGCGTGGAAAGACCGAAGTCATATACGAGATCCCTGGTATCCAGTGCTTAGATTATATGGAGCTGTTCCAAAAGTTTGGTTACAGTTATGGTCCACAAGAATCGTATGCGTTAAACCATATTGCTTATGTAGTACTTGGCGAAAAGAAATTATCCTTTGAAGAATCAGGTTCTCTTAAAAATTTATACAAAGACGATCATCAAAAATATATTGATTATAATATGAAAGACGTACAACTTGTCGACAGGTTAGAAGAAAAGATGGGATTGATTACACTAGCCATGACTATAGCATATAAAGGTGGTGTCAACTATCAAGATACTTTTGGCGTTACAGCTATATGGGAATCAATTATATATCGTAGACTTAATCAACGTAAAGTTGTAGTTCCTGTACAAAGACAAGAAATGCCATACAGACCTTTTGAAGGTGGCTATGTTAAAGAACCACAAATAGGTAGACATCCATGGGTAGTATCTTTTGATTTAAATTCTCTATATCCTAACTTAATTGTACAATACAATATGTCTCCAGAAACTATTGTAAGTCAATCAGAAACTGATGGTGTAGGATATTATTTAGCTGGTCAAACAGTCAAAAGCGAGCATGCAGTGGCAGCCAATGGTTCAACATATCGTAAAGATTTTCAAGGTGTATTACCACAGATTATTAAAGAATATTATGACGAGCGCGTATCAGTTAAAAAGATGATGATAGCTTCTCAAAAACAAATGCAACTTCAATATGCTGACGAACTTGACAAAGAGATAAACACTTTGGAAAATAGACAGATGGCTATTAAAATTCTACTTAATAGTTTATATGGTGCACTTGGCAATAAGCACTTTCATTATTTTGATATTAGACTAGCTGAAGGCGTAACTAAATCTGGTCAGCTCGCGATACAATGGGCTGAAAAAGCCATGAACGCTGGAATGAATGATATACTTAAAACAGACGATGATTATGTTATTGCTATCGATACAGATTCTTTATATGTTAACTTCGGAGCGTTGGTTGAAAAGTTCAAGCCAAACAATCCAGTTACTTTTCTCGATAAAATATGCAAAGAACATTTTGAACCGTTGTTGCAAAAAGCATATGATAAATTATTTGATAATATGAATGCTTATGAAAAAAGAATGGTCATGGCTCGTGAAGCAATATCTGACAGTGGCATCTGGACTGCAAAGAAAAGATATATACTTAACGTACATAATAATGAAGGCGTACAATATAAAGAACCTAAACTTAAAATTATGGGTATTGAAGCAATTAAGTCTTCTACGCCAGAGGTTGTACGTGGCAAGTTTAAAGAAATATTTAAGTTAATAATATCTGGTACTGAAAAAGAAACTCAAAGCTATATTCAAGAGTTTAAGCAACAGTTCAGATCATTATCTCCTGAACAAGTAGCTTTTCCTAGAAGAGTTACTAATATTACAGATTGGTATGCTAGAGATACGATATACAAAAAAAGCTGTCCCATACATGTAAGAGGCTCGTTATTGTTTAATCATCATATCAAAAAACTTAAATTACAGAACAAGTATGAACTTGTAACAAACGGTGATAGAATAAAATTTTGTTATTTAAAATTACCAAACGCTATAAAAGAAAATGTAATATCATTTCATGAGGCTTTGCCAAAAGAACTTGGCTTACATAAGTACGTTGATTATGATATGCAATTTGAAAAGACATTTATAGAACCACTTAAATTAATATTAGATTCGGTCGGCTGGTCGGTCGAAGAACAAGCAACCTTGGAGGATTTTTTCGTATGAGTAAAAACTGGTTTCACGACATGAAAGTTATGCATCAAAAATATGGTGTTAACAAATGGATGCAGGCTGAAATGCAGTCTGACGTAGATTGGAGAAAGATTAATAAATTCATGCAGTTCAGACTTGGCATGATGCAAGAAGAACTTGATGAAACAAAAAAAGCTTTTGAACAAAAAGATGCGCCGGAAATGGTCGATGGTATTATTGACTTATGCGTATTTGCTATTGGCACCTTAGAAGTATTTGGCGTTGACGCTGAAAAAGCATGGGACGAAGTATACAGAGCCAATATGTCAAAAGAAGTTGGAATTAAAGAAGGTAGACCTAATCCACTTGGATTACCAGACTTGGTAAAGCCAGAAGGTTGGGAAGGTCCAGTACACGAGGATAACTGTGGAAACATCGCTGACTCTTTTCAATAGTATATTTGATAATAAAACTAGTCAAAGACTAACTTTTAAAGATTTTGATTCTCTTGAAAAGGCTTTATATGGTCTCTCAAAGAGAAAAATAAAGTCTAAAAAAGACGCACCGCTTATGTCACCAGCACAGTATAAACCAAATACTACTCGTGCTAATGACAACGTTACGATGTGGTCAAACTGGTGCGCAGTTGACGTTGATGATTTTAAATTTGAAGGAGATCTATATGACAATTTACGTACACGCTTTGGTACTTATAAGTTCGTGTGTTACTCTACTGCTAGCTCTACACAATCTTTACCAAAGTTTCGCCTTGTCTTTCCTCTTACAAAAACAGTTCAAGCTGAAAAGATTCGACACTTTTGGTTTGCTCTCCAAACGACACTCGGCGACCTCGGTGATAAACAAACCAAAGATCTATCTCGCATGTATTATATACCAGCAGAATATGATAATGCTTTTAACTTTATCTTTAGTAACCCTGGCGATTATATCGATCCAGATATGGTTATGAACAAGCATCCGTATCGAGAAAAAAACAGCAATAGCTTTTTTGATAGATTACCTGAAGACATGCAGAAAGAAATTATTGAGCACAGAAAATCTAAACTAGATAACGTAAATGTAAATTGGTCGTCATATAGAAACTGTCCTTTCTTTCCAAAACAATTAGAAAAAGAATATAGGATGATTAATAATACTGGTTGGTATCATAAGATGTACCAAATAATGGTAGCTATTGCTGGTAACGCAGTTAAGAGTAAATATCCAATTACAGCTCAAGAGATTACTGCTCTATGCAGAGAACTTGATGTAGAAACTGGTAATTGGTATAAATCCCGTCCATTAGAAAAAGAAGCCGATAGAGCTCTCGAGTACGTATATAAAAACATTTAACAAGTTAAGTGAAAACTTGTTTACAACTCAAAGAAAATGTGGTATAATGTATACATAAAATAATTAATTAGGAGTTTATATTATGGTTACAATTAAAATTACATACCCAGACAACACAATCGAGTACTGGTTCGAGTCTTTATCTAATTTTCACAAAGAATTTTCTCGTCTACAAAAAATTCATAACAATAAAATCAAATTCGAATTCCTCGATAACCAATTCGATGATTAACATGTTAAGTGAAAAAATCACTTTAAGTGAAAAAAAACGTTTACAAAGTGATTTTTTTAGTATATAATATAACTATAAAATTAAAAATTAAGGAGTTGAAAATGGCGATAGATAGTTACGGAAATGAAATCTTTGAACAACAAGAGTTATTCACTAATAGTTGGGGTGTACACTCAGGTTTTGCAAGATTAAGAGATGAATTAAACAAGCTTATACCAGCATCTGGTCAATGCGAAAATCCAAGATCAAAAAACAAGCATTTAGAAAAGTTTAGAAAAGCTCAAAATGCTGCTTATGATTTTTTTAACAATGGTCTTTGTAATAAAAGAGGATTATTTGTAAGTATCTTCGCTGAAAACGAAATTTACTATATTGATAAGTGGAATATTCCTACAATGAATTCTTTCAGATATTTTACTAGAGATAGTTGGGATTGTTGGGAAGATAGAATCGAAAAGATCTTAACTCCAATCATCATAGCTGCGGCTAAAGAACAAGGAGTTAAGTAATGTTAGATTGGAATGAATTAGAAAATGAAGCTAAATTCGACGCTGATGGCGAAGTAAGACACGACAATATTACTTATGTTGGAGACGTTGTTCAAACTGAATATGGCTTATCTAAGATTAAAAAGATTGAAATCATGCCAGAGCCTAGACATTACTCTAAGTGTGGAATAAACGTAAAAAAAATGTTTACAAACCTCTTAGAATATTGTATAATAGACTTAGATAACGGGCATTTTGTATATGGAGATCAAATTGAAAAATCGTAAAGAATCAGTAGAAGTTTTACATGAATGTATAAGCTTACAACTACAAAAATCGCAAGACTATCAAAGTGATACATCTAATGTGACTCAGGCAATGCATTATCGTCGTGGTATCGATACTATTCACGATATAATACTCGGTAAAATTACTCGTGCCACATCGCTACTTGAGTCTGGTAATAATCCAAAATATGAATCTCTTGAAGATACGTACAAAGATATGATTAACTATTGCTCTTTTGCTGTATCTTATATGCGTGGTAAAATGGAAGGTCAAACTCCTGATAGAGATATGTTTAATAAGCCAAAGGTTAAAAAATTATGATACATCCAAACACAACTGACATAAAACATTACTTTATTGATGCGTTAGCCAATGAAGAATTTGTAATTGATAGAACTGGTCAAAAGACTATTGAAATGATAGGTGCTTCTTTTATGGCTGATAAGCCAACAATATTTGGTACACCTAACGATGAATATATCGAGATCGAAAAAGCTTGGTATGAGAGTCAGTCAACAAATGTTAACTGGATGTCTGATACTTATAATAGAAACGTACCAGCTGCTTGGAAAGCCGCTGCAAATACTTATGGCGAGATTAACTCTAATTATGGCCACATAATTTATTCTGATAAATATCATCATCAGTTTGGCAGAGTTCTCGACGAGTTACTTACAAACCTTGATGGCCGTAGAGCTACAATGATTTATACTAGACCGAGTATATGGGAGGAATATAATGAAGATGGTAAGAATGACTTTATATGTACTAACGCCGTTACTTATTACATACGCGATAATTGCTTACAGTGTGTCGTACAAATGCGCTCTAACGATGTCGTGTTCGGATACAAGAATGACTATGCTTGGCAGCTTTATGTTTTAGAACAACTTACTCAAGAATATAATTCTTGTTATCTTGCTAATGCTGCTGACGCTGATTACAGAAGAGAAATGGAAGTTGGCGATATAATATGGCAAGTACAAAACTTACACGTTTATGAAAGGCATTTTGATCTTGTCAAATAAGTGGGACATAAGATTTTTAGAAATGGCAAAGCTTGTGGCGTCGTGGTCAAAAGATCCCTCTACACAAGTTGGTGCTATTGCAGTTAGAAATCGTACGGTTATAGCTCAAGGCTACAATGGTTTTCCTAGAGGTATGGGCGATGAACCATTTAAGTACGAACATAAACAGTTAAAATACAAAATGATCGTACACGCTGAAATGAACTTAATATATAATGCAGCAGACAATGGTGTGTCTCTAAAAGATTCGACCGTCTACGTAGTAGGTTTACCGGCTTGTGGTGAATGTGCAAAAGGTTTAATTCAAGTAGGTGTAAAAAGAGTTGTTATGCCAGAGCGTGGGCATCTCGATGATAAATGGGCAGTGTCGTGTGCAGATGCACAAAGTTTTTTTGATGAAGCAGGTGTAGAATGGGAATGGATAAAGTTATAATAGTAGGTCAAAATCCTTCAGCTGTTGAAAAATCTGGTACGTTTAGAAAACTAGATCAATGGGTTGCTGAATGGAAATTAAATAGTGGCTATGACTTTATGAATTGCAGCGATGAAGTTGGTCAAAAATATACTATAGATTACGATAGCTTAAAAGTTACTAGTAAGTATGACAAAGTTATCGCACTTGGTAATGTGGCATCAAACTCCTTGAAAAAACTTAACATAGATCATTTTAAGATGCCACATCCATCAGGTTTGAATAGACAATTAAACGATAAAGAATTTGAAAAAAAGAAGATTAAGGAGTGTTATAACTACTTATACACGTGAGCTACTCTACTCCGGACAAACCACTCACGTAAATAAACTGATATAAAGGAGATAAATATGTCAAAAATGTCCAAAATAAAAGTCGGTATTATCGGTGTCGGTAACTGCGCAAAGTCCTTAGTTGAAGGCATTCAATATTACAAATCAAATCCAGAAGATAAAGTTGGTCTCATGTATGACTCAATTGGTGGTTATACTGTAAATGAGATTGAGTTTGTAGTTGGCTTTGATGTTGATAGAAGAAAAGTAAATAAACCATTGGTAGATGCATTACGTGCAGCTCCTAACTGTGCAATGGACCATGTAGAAGAAATACTTGAAAATGGTTCGAATACAGCTGGTTGTATCAAAAGAGGCGCTATGGTTTATTCTGGTCCTGAACTTGATGGTGTTGCACCTCATATGTTAGACTATCCAGAAGAAGTATCATTTAGGACTGGAGCTGAAGCTGCTAAATCTTTTGATGATATTGTCAATATTGTTAAAGAAGCTGAAGTTGACGTATTAGTTAATTATGCGCCAGTTGGTTCAGAAAAATTATCCAAGTTCTACATAGACGTGGCTTTAAAAGCCGGTGTACATTTTGTAAATTGTATTCCAACTATTATATCTACTAAAGATACCAAAAGAATCGAACAAAAATTTATCGATTCTGGATTAACAATTGTTGGTTCTGATATGAGATCAGCTTGGGGTGCGTCAAGAATGTCTGAAGTACTACAAGGTGCTATGATAGATTCTGGTCTTAAAGTAACTCAACATATTCAGATGAATATGGCAGCTGGTTCTACTCAAGGTCAAGAAAATATTAGAACTGGTAGAACAGCTAATACAGACTTCTTAAATATGGCTAAAGTAGAAAGACTACATAATAAACACATATCAAAAGAAAATGTTTTGAAAGGCCAGAACGTCGTAAGAGACGAGCCAATGGCTGGAGCTACATTATATGCAGGTCCATCTTTAACCGTGCAACAAAAGCCGGGTGGTAAATACATAGCGTCCGACCAAAAGATAGCAAACTTTGATATTGTTGCTTATGGATTTGGCGGAGCCAGATACGAGCTTACAGCTAGATTAGCAGTCCAAGATTCTCCAAATTCTGGTGGTGTGGTTGTTTCTGCTATCAGATTTTGTAAGGTCGCGGCTGAAATGGGTATTGTTGGTTATTTAAGAGGACCATCAGCATGGACTCAAAAAACTCCACCATTACAACTTAAAACTGATGAGGCTAAATATGAATGCGACATGCTTGCCAACAGGCAATATACTGACATTACTGAAGAGCAAAGAAAAGAAAATAATCCAAAAGCTTCTAGACTTACCTACACGTATCAGGCAGAAGAAACCGATTATGCGTAAACCATTTGATCCGTGGTTTACGGCTCCAAAACATCCTATCAATTCATTTGATATTGATGGGGTTATATACATGGGCGAATATGATGGTATATATCCAGGGCCAAGAGATATTATTGTAACTGGAAGATCTATTCACACTAGAAGAGAAACCACAAAAATGTTGAAAGCAAAAGGTATAGATAATCCATTGTTTATGAATCCAAAGCCGAAAGACTTTAATGACAGAAAACAATCAGGACAATCTAAAGCTAAATGGTTTCAACATCTCCAATGGCTTGGATATAAAATCAATATACATTTTGATGACGATCCAATCCAAATTGGAGAGATTAAAAAACAATGTCCACATATAGAATGTGTACATGTATATCATCATTTAGTGCCAAAGGAGTAAAAATGGAATGGATTAAAACTAAAGATAAATTGCCTAAAATAGGCGAAAAAGTCTTCTATTATTTTGAATACGTAGGAGTTCATTTTGGTAGATTTACTGGATTCTACACTGATGAAGAAACCGGAGAATATTATCCGGATATGCACGTATTTACTGATATGGAAGGTGGTTGGCTTACTGGAGACGTGACTCATTGGATGCCGTATAATGGTCAAACTGAGGTTCCGGAACGGCCAGAAGAACCGAAAAAAAGAACCTATCATTAGGAGTAAATATGTATAATTACGACTGGTGGTCTTTTGATAAAGACCTAATGCTAGATTTCAATCATTTCTTAAAAAAGATTAATACGCGTTCGTGTATTAATCTTGGATTTATAGATGAAGAATATGATAATTTAAATAGACATGGCGAAGTCGACTATGGCTTAGGAAGAGACGTCGAGTACTTTCATCCGACTATAACTCTTGACGATAGAATGCGATATATCGGCACGGTGATAGCTCAGCAAAATATGTCTAAATTTAATATACTTGGCAATGGTATCATATCTCACTTTTATGGAGCTCGTGGCGTGCACATGGCTTTGACTAATAGTACAGATCCAAATGATTGTTTTGTAGATTTTGATAAGTTAGCTGATAATGATCCACATTATCTTGTTGAACTTAGAAGTAATATTGAAATAGCAAAGACTAAGAAGAGACCGATATGGGGAACTACTGAACTTCATACTTCTATTCAAGCTGCTTCAAGAAATTACTGTCGTGAAAAATATAATAATCCAGATAGACCTTTCCATCCAGTTGACGTAGTTGACTGGGTGGCATCATTTAAATATAATGGAACTTATAAAAAATTATCTGAAGCTAAAAATATGCAACAAGCTTACGTAATATTAAGACAACTACCTGGGATTGGCGAATATTATGGTTTTCACGGTGCTGCTTCTACGAGCGTATTGCCGCAAATGAAGTACTATCATGATGATAAGTTTTGTGCTCCTGGGCCGGGTGCTGTTTATCTGATAAATAGAATGTGGCCAGAGGCTCCACGTAAATTATATGCAGAAGCAATTTACTTCTTAAGAGAAAATGGAGAAGAATGTGGACTTACAAAAGACGTTTGGTTTCATCCAGAAGCTTATAATATAGATATGCCAGATGGTACTAAATTGTTTAGAGAAAAACAAGATGGTTTAAAATATTATGGTACCGAAGTTCTATCTTGTCAGTTTGGAATATACTTACAGATAAGAGATGATAAAAAGCTTTGCGACAAACGTAAAGTATCGAGAGCTACTGAGCTTACAGAACAAAACACACTAGAGGAATTCTTCGTATGAAAGCAGTAATGAATTGTCCATTTATACCGATAGCCGCTAGACCGCAATCTCATCGTGGCGCTCAAGGCGTAATATATGCTGATATGTTAAAACAAACCGGTATTGATATAGAAATCAATTGGGGTGGTAAAATAGAAGACCACAATCAATTTGACGAGATGTATGTGTATCACGGCAGCGACTGGACTGGCGGACTTAACTTTTTTGGTGGTGTCAAAGGATTTCCATACGTAGAAAATACTCGTAACTTTTCTCAATTTAAGGGTAAAGTTTATTCAGTTGGTATTGAATTTCCAGCTTATCATGAAATGATAAAAGAAAGACTTGATAGAGCTAAAGAAACTGGTGGTGCAATATTAGACGCTTGGAATGAAGTTGATTTAAATAATTTAAAAAGAATGCATGACACTGCTGAATTTATTAAATATCCAAAATTATCTAATAAGATAGTTATTGGTGATAGTCATTCTATTTGCATGTACAGACCAGATTGGGTAGTTAATTCAGTACCGTTTAAGACTCTTAATGGAGCTTTAAAGACTGGTTTTGAAGAATTTATTGAAGATGCTGCCCCCATAAATACTTTTAATAAAGTTGAAATGTATTTTGGTAATATTGACGTAAGACATCATCTTTGTAGAATCGAAGGCGATTATTTAGAAAATACAAGACAACTCGCAAGAAGATATGTCGAAGCCGCTGAAAAATTACCAATCGAAGACGTTTCAATATACGAATTGTTACCAATAGAAGACGAATCTCGAAAATTACCAAAGTCTGGTTATTATAAAAATAAACCGTTTTGGGGTACTTGGGAACAAAGAAACAAGTGTAGGTTGGTATTTAGAGAAGAGCTTGAAAAAGTGGCAAAGAAAGTTAAAATAATTAGATGGGTAGACTACTTATTAAATAAAGATAGTCAACTTGATTTTAAGAATATGGAAATGCCACATTCCATACACCTATCTAGATCTGCTTATCCACATTGGACTGGTGAAGAAAAATTAAATACGTTGGAGGATTTTTTCGTATGAATGTAGCGTTAACAGGTTCACGTGGTTTTATAGGAAGCCACTTAAAAACAAGACTTGAAAAAGATGGACATAAAGTTATTGAATGGGATTTAAGACAAGATCCTCCTCAATGTATAAAAGACTTCGATCCAAAAGATTGTAATTATGTTATACATCTTGCAGCTTATGCAAATGTAAGACAAAGTATAAAAGATCCAGAAAAGTACTGGAAAAATAATGTAGAAAATACTACAAGAATACAAAAGATATGTCATTACAATAATATACCATTGATGTATGCATCATCATCTTGTATTCACAATTGGTGGCTATCGCCGTACGGTACGAGTAAGAAGGTAAACGAAGAAACTGCATTTGAACATCAAGTTGCACTAAGATTTACTACTGTATATGGTAATGGTGCTAGAGAAAATATGTTTATTCCTAAATTACTAGATGGTAAAGTTGATTATGTAACTAAACACACCAGAGATTTTATACACGTAGACGACGTGGTGGAAGCTATAATTTTACTTATGAATAAAAATATAAGGTTATTAAAACCTGCATATGATATTGGCACTGGTATAGGTAATCAAGTTCATACCTTGGCTGATATCGCTGGCTACAAAGATCTACCATTAGTTGATGGAGAAAAATGTGAGGCACAAGATAATACGGCTAATAACGCCGATTTATTACAACTTGGTTGGAAACCAACAATTAAAGTTGATGAGTATATCATTACTCAAACGGTGCCGCACTGATGAAGTATGCTAGCATAGTACCACTTATAGGTGGTGAGACAATTGCAATGCAAAATGTCTTTAAGAAGAAACCGGAGTATATTTTAAGTTATGAAGATTTCAAAGCAAACGATTTTAACTTGGTGGAGTATTATAAAGGACAAGTTCCCTACTATCTTATTGGAAGTGATAGGGTACCTGACTTACCTAGTGTCGATGTTGTCAACACTGTTTGCCCTTGTGCTGGCCTTAGTAGTCTCAATCCTTCAGCTAGCTCTGATGCTGCTATTAACGATTGGATGCCTGCCACAGCGCGTTATGTCCTTGGTACTATCAAACCTAAAGTATTCTGGGGCGAGAACGCACCAAGATTCGCTTCAAAAGTTGGAGAGCCGATCCGTGAAAATCTTAGAAGAATTGGAGAAGAAAACGGATACGTTTTCTCGGTATATAAAACAAAGTCGATTCTTCACGGACTAGGACAAGTAAGAGATAGATCATTTTATTTCTTCTGGAGGGGTAAAAAAGTACCTAAACTTGAATATATAAAAAGAGGATACGAAAGAATAGAAGATACGATACGTTCCGTGAAACGAGATCCTAACGATCGAATGAATGTCTTAACTAATTCTAGCGTTCCTAGTCAAAACCCGTACTATCGTTATGTTCTCGAGGAACTTGAGGGCGGGATATCGCATAAAGAATTTCAAGATACAAGAATAACAAAATCAATTAACGTGTTAACTTACATCGAATCAAAAACAAAATATAATAAAGTTAGTAAGTGGATGTTTAAGAATGGTTACGATAAAGACGCGGCCAAGTGCGAAAGAATTCACAGAAAACTAGAATCTGGTGGTAACATTATGAGAAAAAATATAGAGTTTCCAAAAGATCATATTGGAGCTTTTGTTGGTCACTTGCCAACTATGTTAACTCATCCAGATGAAGACAGATTTTTGACTGTAAGAGAGTGTTTGTCAATTATGAAATTACCAGAAGATTTTATGTTACAAGGCGGTATAAAAAATGTAAATCATATATGTCAAAATGTTCCAGTTACCACCGCACAAGACATGGCAGAAAGCGTGCTAAGATTTTGTGATGGAAGATTAGATAATCAGATGATAGAAACTGATTTTGTAATGCAAGATAATAAAACTAGGACTCTTAAAGTTGAAAATAATCCTGTACTTCTTGATGAATTTATGTTATAATATTATTATTTGTAGGAGAATTGTATGTCAATAATGGATAAACTTAAAAAGAATAGCAAAAGTGATTTTACTTCTGTACTTGCCGATTCTAAATTTTTTAATGAAAAAGACATGGTACCAACTGATGTACCAATGATGAACGTAGCTTTGTCCGGCTCAATGGACGGTGGTTTAGCACCAGGGCTTACTGTATTAGCAGGGCCATCTAAACATTTTAAAACTTCATTTGCTTTAATAATGGCAAGTGCTTATCTAAAAAAATACAAAGATGCCGTATTATTATTTTACGATTCAGAGTTTGGTTCACCTCAATCTTATTTTGAAAATTTTGATATCGATACTAACAGAGTTCTGCATACGCCGATTACTAACGTAGAAGAACTTAAATTCGATATAATAGCGCAGCTTGAAGGTTTAGATCGTGGCGACAAAGTGGCAATCGTAATAGATTCTGTTGGTAACCTAGCATCTAAAAAAGAGCTAGAAGATGCAATTAACGAAAAGTCAGTCGCAGATATGTCAAGAGCAAAAGCGCTAAAAGGTCTATTTAGAATGACAACACCGTACTTAAATATGAAAGATATACCTTTGATTGCCGTTAATCACACGTACAAAGAAATTGGACTATTTCCAAGAGACGTAGTTTCTGGTGGTACTGGTATTTACTATAGCGCTGATAATATCTGGATCGTAGGTAGACAACAAGACAAACAAGGCACTGAAATTAAAGGCTATCACTTTGTAATTAACGTGGAGAAATCAAGATATGTTAAAGAAAAGTCTAAGATACCTATTTCTGTTAGTTGGGACGGTGGTGTTGAGCATTGGTCTGGCTTGCTTGATGTTGCTTTGTCTGGTAATTATGTTAGTAAGCCCAGCGCTGGTTGGTACTGCCGAGTTGATAAATCAACTGGAGAGTTGGTGGACCCGAAAGTTCGAGAAAAAGACACGCTGAATGAAGAGTTCTGGAAACCAATATTAGAAGAAACAGATTTTAAGCAGTTTGTTACTAATAAGTATTCAATACTTAATAATATTGTAAATCTTGAAAAACTGGATCAGCACTAATGGTCTTAAAAGAAGGTTATCACTATCAAATTATTCCAGATAAAGGCGACGATCAGGCTTGGAACGTGAGAATACTTGCAGGCATGTTTACTGAAACTGTTCTTCGCTATGGAGTAATAAAATTTAATGGAAAAGGCAAAGAAAAATATATGTCATTTAATTTTGACATAGTTTACACGCCAGACTCTGAACTAACCAGTGACAGTATAGAGCTGCAAGAATTTGCAGGAAATATGTTAGAACAAATTATGGCTCAAGGAATAAAAGAAGGGTCAGTTATAAGCAGGGAGATACCAGATGTACATGAAACCAACTGAAAGATTGTTACTTTTAATGGATGAGATTGCCATTGCAAGAAATAAACTACAGCCAGAAGATACTGGCCACATTCATACTTCAATTAGCTATTT